TTCATAAATGGAAAGTTTGTACCGTTTCCGTCTTGATCTAAAAATCCGTGATCATATAAATCTCTCCATTTCCAAAGTTTTTCATTTTCATCGTAAATTGCATTCTCAGGTAAGTTGATTAATGTGTTAGGTTGTTTTGCGTCAAGTTTTGAATTTTCAATGTATGGTGATAGTTCTCTCAATTTAACCCTGTAATGAGGTTGGTAATAATACCCAACCGTGTTTCCTGTACCAGCTAATGAATAAAAACTATTTAGATCTTGGCTATGATCGAATATTTTTACTCCGCCAACATTTTTTAAATGTGAAAACTTATGATAAGTTTCACTTATAATTCTTTCTTTGATTTCACCTCTATTGTATTCAACAAACGCGCCGGTTAGTACCGAACCTTTTTGTAATGTGTTTCCTTTGGTAAATCCTGTGACTCCGCTGTTTACTGTGAGAGATGATTTTGTTATTCCCGTTTCGGTGTTTCCCGTAAATTGATTGTCTATCCAACTATCATGAAAATTAAATTTATATCCTATCTTAGGTGGGTAGTCAAAAAATCCATTTTCATTTCTAAAAATCATAGTAATATAAACATCGGTCGGTGTATAATTTAAATTGTTAGTTAATCCAGATAATGTGAAAGTTTTTTTAAAATCAAACAAAAGAGATTCTTGTCTATTTCTTTCAACTAATACGTCATCCTCACCTAAAGCATTTTCAAATAATATTTTTCTTTCGTCTTCAAATATTGAAGATTCAAAACCAACTTTATCTAAAATATAATCATCAATTGTTGTTAACGTTTTATGTTTATGTACATAATATGTTGATGTTGTTCCACTTATGTTATTTATGTCCTTACATCTTCTACCTAATACCACCGAACTTAAAGTTGTTCCTGAGGTAAACTCACTTCTAAGAATATTAATTACATATTTTTCTGAGTTATAATTTTCATCTCCCACATTATCTACATAAAATGTTCTAAACTGTTCGGTTGTAGATGTTACGGGTATTGTATAATATGTTTTTCCAGTTGTTGTTCCTGAATATGATGTGTAGGTTCCTCCTGATAAAATTATATATTCTCCTTGTGAAATCCCATGTTCAACAGGTGATGTTAAAGTTACATATGTGTCACCTGTGGTTACTCTAAATGGAATACCGTCACCTGCAACAAAATTATAATTTGTGCCGTCTGAAAGTGTATAGTTCATTGTAAATCCAGTATCCTGACCATAGACATATGTTAAATATAAATTCCAATTTTTATATGGCGCTTCCATCGATGTTGTTGAGGTGTGACCTGTATATCTATTATTATCTAATACATTTACCGTTGGTGCTGTAATTACTGAACCTCTACTTGGTGTTGATACTTCTCTTAACACATCATTTCTTAAAAATGCAAATTCATTATATGGTACAAACCCTAATTTATCTCCAGTACCGTCTCCACATAAATAAAGATTTTTCAATAGTGGAACATAGTCTGTATAACCATTATACATGTTTCTAAAAACCATTTTTATTTTACCATAAATCTTATAATTGACACTTTTGTTTCTTTCTTCATTAAATAAATCAGCTAAGTTTAGGACAATATCTTTATCACCTTCTCTTAATAATGTTTCGTCATTCTCTAACTTAACACTAAGATTTAGATCTTGGTCATCTGCCTTAAAGTACCTTTTACTTGGTAATAATATTTCTTTCTTTTCCATTTTTTATTTTATTTTAAGGACAATCTACTCCTGCACAACTAGTTAATGATGTTGAGAATTGACCAGCTGTACCAACTATTCTTCTATATCCAATAGGTCCACTTCCATAATATCCAGCAGGAACAGGGAATAAAGTTGATCCATTACTTACAAACATCTCTGTTGCCGCGTCAAAATAACTAGTGCCTCCATTATCATCCACCCAGAACTGAGTAACTATTTCATAACCATCAGTTGGAGTGAAAACAAAATTACCCGAACCATCTGTATATAAAACAGAACCTTGACAACAAACTCCAGTGTTAGGAGCGTTAGATGTATTATAAGCATATTCAAGTGCAGGAATTGAAACGTATGTAGGTCCTGGTGGTGGTGTAGGGCATAAATTACAATTTGTTCCAAGATAAGTCTCTCCATCTCCTAAATCAATATCATATGTAGGACCAAATGTAAATCCAGTTAATCTAATACAAACATAATTTCCTAAATCAAATACTGAATTTAATACTTGATCAACAGTAACTCTTACTGTTCCTGCATTTCCACCACTACAATAAACTGCAGTGTAATATTGATAAGATGGACTCGTTGTTGTCGGTGTAGGTGTTGGTGTATTTGTCGGTGTAGGTGTTGGTGTATTTGTCGGTGTTGGTGTAGGTGTTGGTGTTGGTGTTGATGTGGATGTGGATGTACTTACCGATGTTGTTTCACATTCTAATAAATTGAATGCTCCGTTAGGACCAAATAAATCAATAAATTTATCTAATCCAGTTTTACCTACGTTTAATCCAAAATAAAATTGAAATGGTGTTGATAATATTTGTTTTGTTGTTCCGCTATAATAATCTTGTCTTTGTGGAATTATCAAATCGGTTGTTGATGACCATGGAATTATTTGCCAAGTTCCTGCAGCACCATAACGAATATGTAATGTTCCCGATGTGGGATTTTCAATAGTTCCTCCCGTTACTCTTAAAACAGAAAATCCGGGATATTCTATATTGTACTGTGTATATTCAGTAGACGCACCTGAATAAATAATATCATATTCAACCACGTCTGTTATATTTACGGATGTATTACCCGTAACACCTGGATTTGTATTTGTTATTGGTAATAGTAAAAATTTATCAGAAGGATCATTAGGGATATCGGTTAAGTTATAACCGTATGTCATACCTTGTAATGGTTTTGTAATTACATTATTATAATCCCAACCTTGATTACTTCTGTTAACCCCCCCTGGTCCAAAACCTTCACCTCCTTTCTCCCATAAGTAAAATGGTACTTCTTGTGTTGAATCGTTTAATCTATCGTTTAAACACGATCTAATTCTTTGCCCATCTTCATCTAATTCTAATGTAACGGGTAATGGTCCCCAATCACCTGAAGTTCCTCCTGTATATCCAACTTTGAAAAATGATTCATTATCTTCGGGATCTAAAAAATCAAATCGATATCCTAAATATTTTGGGTTTTCCAAATCAAACTGATCAATACCTGCTTCATTATTTGTTGACACTAACTGAAGTATATCTCCGTCTAATACTTTATTTAACCCCGCATTAAAAAATGACTGATTACTAAAAAATAAATCTAAATTACCATTTGCATTTGCGGTGTCCATTCTATAGTTAATTGCTAATCCCAATAAATCACCCAAAGATTGTTGTGACGTTGCACCAATAGATCTAGCAACAGAGCAGTTCGGATCTAAAGTTTTATCAATACAGATTTCTTTTATAAATTCATCTCTAGGCCCTAAATCTACAATTGTTGTTGGTCTATTTAATTCTTCTTTATTAAAACCAGATGTAGTATTAAATGATGACGATCTGTAATAAAATCTTTTTTGATCAAATACGAATCTAACTAAAGTTCTACAATATTTTAATACGCCTTGTGATGTTGCGGTTGCGAGTTTTCTTAATTTTTTAACTTTAAATTGTGTAAAATATAATGATCCTGATAACCAATTATCAATAAATCCATAATTTACGACCCCACCACAAAACATTTTACCAACTCTTTTTCTTCTAAAATATTCTCTTAATAATCCAGTTAGTCTTCTCGATGTTTGAGTACCTGGCACTATATAAAAAACACCATTTATAAATTCACTTCTTGTACTTGGAGTTGCAAAACCGCCATCCTCATTATAATCTTCGCAGTTGAAGTCTCTAATACCTGTGGTAAATGGTGAAAAATTACCTCCGCCGATTGGATATGGGTAATAAGATTGCGGAACATGAGCTTCTCCACCATAAATTGCTGTTGATATTAAAATATCTCCGGGTGATAGATTTGCAACATATTTTCTACCTATATTTTGTGGTAAATAACTGGCTGAAGATCCACAACCTGTAAATGCATTAGTGTTAGTATTATCCACAACAAAATAACCGGTTACTAGACTATCGTCATATAAAGTATCATATAAATCACAACCAGATGAACCGGTGTATGACGATGCAAAACCTCCTCCAGATGTCGCCGTTTCATCCGAACATTCAACACATTCTGGATAATTTATTAAACTTAATTTGGCTGTATTATTTATTTGTAATCTTGTAATAGCACCTCTTAAACTATCGCTACCTCCTAATGAAATTACGATTTCCGCCAAAGCGTTACCAATAAAAATTGTAATATTTAAAAATTGTAATGTTAAAAATTTTATTACAAAATCTAAAGCTAATAAAAAATCTGCGATTAGTAATGAGAATGTATAATTTTTAACTCCGAAATTGGTTGGGGGTGTTACTTTATCACCACAATCTTCTTCTTCTGATGGTAATATTTCATTAATATTAGCAAAGTTATATTTCGTGTTCGGATTGAAAGCTGATGTAAATACTCTTGATAACGCGTCTTGACCGATGAAATGGCTATGAAATGACGAAACGGTATAAACTTTATTATAATTAAATCTATAAAAATAATCTTTTGGTTTAAATTGGCCGTTTTCATTATTAAGTATTAAAGATTGTGCATCTGCTGGATATCCACTATAATCTAGTCCAAAATAATACGATTTATCTATATCATTATCATATTCCCTAATATTTGGAACTAAAAAATCAGCGTTAGCTCTAGCCCTATCTAATCCATTGTCATTTAAATTGAATCTAAATCTATAACATGCCGAAGTTGCTATTCCTTTATTAAAGTCATTTGTATACTCATTCTCACCAAACTCATTGGTAATAACATAATCCATATTCATTTCTAACGGTAAAACAAATCCTCCATCGTCTGGTATGTCTTCGTCGATTGGCAAATATTCTAAAAAAGGTCTTCCTAAATCATCCTTTACGGGTTTAAATCTTAAAGCCTCAATGTTAGCTGATTTTGTAACGAGATCACATTTTCTACCCATCTTTCTTCTCGGAGTACAATTTTTATTAACGGAGTTTTTTGCAGAATCACCAAAAACACCGCCAATCAAATATGCTGTTGGTTTAATATTAACTCCTCTATCAGATAAATCAAAATCAGTTCTAGTGATACCAATTTCACATAAACTTTCATTACCCCAAAATGGATAAACTTCGATTAATCTATCAAAACTTACAATTTGTGGTAACGAATCTAAGTCCTCTGATGATTTAAATGTGTATTTGTTTTTAAATCCATCAACACCGATACCTAATCTTTGTAGATCATATGGCCTTAATGAGAAACAACCGATGTCAGATAAATCGACATCAACATGTATTGTTTGATTACCTACCGGTACCCCCCATATCATGAAGTCACCTGCGGGGTTCGTTTTTACAGTAAACTTGTAATATTTTTCATATACCTCTAAAACTTCTTCTCTACTTAAAATATCACTTTGATCTGGGAATGTACCCGTTGGAGCATGTCCACCATGTTGTTGTCTTGATGGTAATAAGTTATATCTGTAATTGTTATCATCCTTATCGGTTACCTCTTTGTACGGGTATAAGGACGAGATTACGGGGTCATTCTCATCTTCTGTGGAAAGGGGTATAAAAATTGAAACTCTAGCATTTCCAAGGCCAAAACCATTGTTTGCGGTAACTCTACCACAAACCACCCCATAGTCAGAACATATTGAGGTATATATTTCTTGTTGAGAGAATTTTAAAGATAAAATCTCCAACACATCAAAATCTTGTTTTAACTCTACTGTGATCTTTTGATCGATCCCTAAATTGGTTGAAATTCTATGTTTTTGCATAATTCTTATAATAAATAGAAAGCATACGATTTTCTATTATTATAACGAAAAAACATTTTAGTATGTAGCCGTTCCTAAAGTTTTAGTTCTCACTCTAATATCTACATTTGGGAATCTAATTTGAAATATCTGATTAGATTTCATAAATATAATACTGTCGGATTGAGCAATTTCTTTTGTATTTGCGTCTTTATACGTTTGAGAAACTTGTGCCGATGAATATTCACCACCGATTTTGTTAAAGACTCTTGTCTCAATAACATTTACAACTCCAGATACATTACCCATAATTTTGTTTAGGTCACCAATAAATAACGGGTCACCCATTTTGCGTTTACTGATATCAAAATAAGAAACTACATTATCGATCACTGTTTGTACAACATCCGTTTGGTTTGCGTTTTTATCTATGTTTAAGTCAACTTCCAAACCTAAATCAATAACTTCACCACTTACGATGTCAATAAAGTCATTAATCATTTTATATTCTGAAAGATATGATAAAATATTACTTTTTAATGTAGTAGAAACGGTATCCGTTAAATTGCCCTTTTCATCATATGATAATAATTTAATTCTAACTTTATTATCTTCCTCCATTACATTTACTTTAGCTGGCGCACCATATGTTGATGGCATTGTTTCGATTAACGACTTATAATCATTTAAAGTTACAGCTCTATTTTGTGCTGCAAAGTTATATGACACCATATTACGTATTTCTTCTATTGTTGGAGCATCTGCACCACCAACTGCTGGGGTTATATTCACAACTCTAAGTGATCCTACAACTTGTGAATTGACTGACGCCACAGGTCCAGAAACATTAAACTCAACATCATCCACATTCGTAATTACATTAACACCCAAGTTACTATCCTTACCACCACCAACTCTATACCTAACAAATAATGTTGTGTTAAGTTTTGGTGTTTGACCTAAAGATAAGTTATTCAAATAGCTCGCCAAGTTCACCTTCAAATCTCCGGTCATATAGTTGTCCAAATTGTCCAATGGATTGACCGTACCTGATCCAAATGTTAATGAAAAATAATTTTCAGGTGTATATTCTGTAACAAATTTATTATTAACATCAATAAATGTACCTGCAGTAAAATTATTGGTATCCGAAACCGCAGTTGGGTTGGGAACAAAAACTTTATTTTCGATTAATGATTTTACTTCATACCACTTATTGGTGGTGCTGTTAAACTCGCTTGTGGTTGGATTACTTGCGAAGTTTGTACCATCTTTATGTATAACCGATGTAACACCTAAGACATTTTGTTCTGGTAGATATAATTTTAAGAATGGTTTTTGATCTATTTGATTAATAACTCTTCTATATATTTTTGTGATTCCGTTAACAACCGCCTCTCTTTTTGTGATTGTATATGATACTAATCTATTATTTGAGTCAAAATTAGGAATTTTTAATCTATTAGGCTCTCCTCTTTTATTGAACGGTATTGAAAAATCAATATCATCTACCGTTTCAAATATTTGACCGGCTCCTGAAACTTGGGCTCCGCTTTTTAATAAACCCAAATATCTAGTATCTTCCTTATCTCCTCTAACCGGTACTGTAATTGAAAAATCACATAATGCAACTGAGGGTCTCACACCAGGTAGTCTTAAACCATAAGTTTTGGCAATATGAAACAGTGATTGTCTTTGTTGCGCAAAATCCAACATAGTTTCTTGCCAAACTCTATCAATATGAAAATGTAGATTATCCGCAACCGCAGCATTAATATCTAATAACACAGAATAAATCGACGCATCGTTAAAGTTCTTAACTAAATCTGGATAGTAATCTTTGGTTAATGTTACCAATTCATTTCTTAATCCTTGGAAATCTCTGGTTGCGTATGATATTTGTTTGCTCATCTTATATGTTTAAAATTATAAAGTCGGATGTTGAAAATGATCCGTTATTAACGGTATAGTCTATTTTCACTACCGCAGTATATGGTTTAGTCGATTCGTCTGAAACCCTAAATAATCTTTCATCTTCTTCTTGTGAGAAGCTTCTACCTTGATTTGGGTCATCTTCAGCTGACATTATTGAAATGGTATTAATATCCAAATTTGGAATGAACTTCTTAACTCCTTCCCTTATTTCCTCTTCTATTAAATTGTGGGTAATAAAATCATTTTGATCAAAGATAAATTCGTATATTCTTGTACCGAAATCTGGTAAATAATACCTACTACCTCTCCTTGTTAATATAAGATGTATTAAGTTAGCTCTAACCTCCTTCTCGGGGATTTCTGTCATGTTCAGATAATCTCCCTTAGGACTGTCTTTAAATGGATAATCAATACCGTATGTTGTCGCCATATTCAATAAATATAAACAAACACAAAATGGTTATGTATCCTCTTTCAATTTTGTATTTCCTTTGATTGTACGAGGTGGGTCATATGGACAATTTGAACATCCGTTGGAACAACAGTACCCTCTCTTCTGTAAAAAGAAAGAAGTCAGGACCATAAGCCCCGACTTCTCATCTATGTAGTAATCTACTCCTTCCTCTAATTTCATTAGATACTTGTTACATCACATTGTGCTCCACTACAAGCTTGTGCCGCATAATCGGAAATGTTCTTGTATTGTGGTTTATCCAAAATGGTGCCAAAATCAACTTCTTTAAATTGACGGGTGATGGTTTCCCACTTATAGAATAAGTGTACGTCTTTTAAACAATACACCATTTTCTTTAAATCACCTTTGAAGTAATTCTTTGCAAATTTCTTTGCTCTTGAGATCCAATATTTCTTTAATAATACTTGTTCTCTTGTTCCTGTTACCGGAATTGAATCGTCTAATAAAGTATCTGTAGCCAACCATAGGTTATTTTGGAAATAATGTAAGCCGTCAATGATTAAACCTGAAGCTAGTATTGAACCTTTACCATATGTTTCCACAATTTCATCAAGATTTAAAACCGATGTAAATGGTGCTTGGTTGAAATCTTTATCTCCGTAATCTGACATGAAGCTAACCGCAGTAAAGAAATCTCTTTGTTCCCAAATGTATTCAACAATCGCATCTTTGTCATCAATGATAACCGTACAAGATGTATTGTGATTTACTGGCATGTAAGCACACAATTCAGGATTTGTACCGGCATTTACCCAATGTTGTTGAACTAACTTAATCAATTCAAGGTGTTTAATTCCTTTCATGTCTTTTTTGAATAGACCAACTTTTGGATTTTCTACTGGAACAAATACAACATAATCTGATTTAGTTGATGACCATACACTCTCCTCTAATAAGAATGACATATTATCTTCTAACCATTTTGCGGTATTACTTTCTTTGTTCAATTGCATAATACGGAAATACTTTTCAGAATGTTCAGGGTGAATACCTGACGCAGTTCCCAATACAACTGATGCGTTACCTGATGGTTTTACACATGTAGTTCTCGCAGCTTGGTTAATGCCTATAACTGCCGCTAATTCTTTATTAGCATCTTTTACTGCTTGTGCACCTTCTTCTAATAATTCAGCATTAAACAATTTAGGGTTATTCATCCAGCCTGTAATACTAACGCCTAATAAAGCTTCTCTTTCGAAAATTGCCTTACTTGTTTCACCTAAATAAGGGAAGTCAGTATAACCCGCTTGTAATGTACCTAAGAAAGATGCGTCTCTACAAGCCTTTAAAAACTTTTCTTTT